AGTACTAGCGCCATGATATACCAGTGTATTCCTAATCCGTCCTTCACGTTGTATCTCCATCATCTTAGCGTACTTAGCCACGCTAGTTTGGCTTCCTTCTTGGCGCAACTCTAACGCCCTTTTAATATGCTGGGGTATGCTGCACTGCAGCATATTTGAAACGGTCTCGGCGGTCATGTCGGGTATTTGCTTCTGTCCGACCGTTACTAGACACTTGTTAATCCAGTCTAGTAACTTAGCCCTTTCAGACGGCTTATAACCGGTCAAGGAGACGCATTCGTTGTCCAAGGCATCCTGAGCCCTTACCACAGCCAAGACGGCGTTATGGAGCTCGTTAGGGTCCACAGGAACGCCTTTTAGGTTGATCTGCTGGGTAAGGTACCAAACTTCCTGTTCGGCCTCTGAGAGGGGCCTTAAAACGCTTCCTATAGCCATCTCTGTGCGTACGTCCTGCTTGCAGTAATCAAACAACTCAGACATTAATTCCGGGTCGTTGTTAAACTTTAAGTCGCTAGAAACCCCCCGTGTATGTAGGGGTTTGCACAACTTCTGAATAAGGTACCTGCCGCGGGTATCTTTTTGCTGGTTTGCGTCCATAAAGATGGCTGCATCGCCAAGAGACTGTGGTACGTTATTGGCCGCTGCTATGGCCATGGTGTCAATGCACTGCTCTAGCTTTAGTGGAGGCCAGCCGTACTTAGGCACACAGACGCAGTTCCAGATAGCGTACTCAAACATAGCGTTCCATGCTTGGATTTTGCCGCCATCTTTGACGTGTTCTAAAAGGTGATTTAAACCAAAATTGGTTTTAGTAACTTGTGGTTTACTAACATCCACATCAGTTGGGTTGGTGCCGAACGCAATACACAACACTTCTGTTGTGGGGTCGTTGGCGTAGATGTCTAGCCCTTGTTCGGCTAGGTCGATGTGAGATCTGGTCTCGAAGTCAATGCTAAAAATTTGGGTCATACATGCTCCTATGGCAAGCCAACGTATTGGCGGAATAATCATTATACATAAAAAAGGGGACCTGTGCAAGCGCCCCCAAACATCGCCACCATGTGAATCTATTTATTTCTTAATTCCCAGTGTGTCAACTTATGACAATTTGAACAAAGTAAATCACACTTATTAATTTCTTTCACTATCTTATCCCAACTAGAATACATAAGCTGGTTTGGCTTTTCTTCTTTTTCATTTGGGTTTCGATGATGGAAGTCATAAACATCTAAACATTCAAATAATAAACCACAACGATTACATTTTCCGCCTTTATACGCTACTGCTTTAGCTTTGTTTGCATCTCGAGTATTTTTCTTTGCGTCATACTGGCATTGTCTGCATTGTGGGTTTCTTCCAGAGGGTCGTCTTTTATCAACAGCAAAATTCTCTTCGGGTTTTGCTGTTTTACAAGTTGTGCAGGTCTTTAAATTTCGCATACACCTGCGGAGCAAGCAAGCATTTGGGCTCCTTCCACATTATCTGTTAGTTCTTTGAGGTCTTCCCAGTTGATTTTGGGGATTTTGGCTTTGAGTTTGTGGTAGGCTTGCTCGTCAATTTCCTCATAGGGAGCTTGTCTGTAGGTTCCGCCGTCGTAGGGGAGGTAGCTAACTCCACTGATTTCGTCGAAGTGGTCCCAGGTCCAGGCTCCAACACTTGGCCAGTCTCGTTCTGAGACGGAGATAGTGACACTTGGTTTATGTTCACACCAGAATCTTTGGTAAGTAAGCCAGAGTTCAAGGTGACTGATTGGGGTGACGTCTTCTCTAAGGATTCCGTCAGGTGCTCTTTGTGGAAAACTGAAGACGGTAGTTTGGGTTGGCTTGTAAACGCAGGGCTCGTTTGGAATTCCTTGTCCAATAAGGAACTGGGTGAGAGGATCTTTAGAATCTCCTCGCACTCTTCTGATATAGAATTTAGCATGGCGAGGGTGGATGCCGCTCGCCGAATCAGTAAGCTGGGATACTGTTCCACTTGGCTTGACGCATGTGATAGCAGCGCTCTCAGGGATTCCGAGAATAGCTGCCCATTCTTTATTTGTATCTCTAGCGCATTCTCTAAGTTCTTTAAGTAGTTCATTTAGCTCTGGTCCTTGGGTTGTGAGAAGGGGATTATCATAGATTCCGGTGAGGGAAACACCCAGTAACCGCTCTTCTTCAGTATTTCTCTGCCACACCTTGCGCAGATAGGGGAACTTGGTGAAGGTAGACTGGATGGTACCCAAGATAGCGGCGAGGCGCACTTTGCGCAGCAAGGTTTCACGGTTGTCGTCATGGCGTACTACACATTCACTAAGATTGCAAAATTGGTATGGTCGCAAAATGATCTCTGAGCACGGATTTGTACCGAACTCAAAATTTGGATCTCGATGCCCGTATTTTTCAACCGCCTTTTTAGCAGCCTCCCGATTAAATATGCCTCGCTCACCGGAATGGGAGTTGTAAAGTGACAGCCATTCTTCCATGAACTTTCCGACAGTAGGTGTTTCGTTATACACCGCACTGTTGTTCGCAAGAGCGCGGTGTGGTGCTGTGTCCCACCATGGTCCAGCTTTTGCATGTCTAATCCTTTCATCGTCCAGGTCGGAAAGTGAAATCATAGCTGATCGGCGCACACCACCGACCACTACCACCTCACCAATTTTACACATTAGGTCGTGGCACTCTAATGAGTTTAGCTTACGACCCTTGGCATGTTTAAATGTTGCTACAGTAAACTCAAATAGATCAATTAGTGGTTGTGGCCCGGAAGCTCTTCCGCCAAATGTTTTGAGTCGTGCTCCAGCGGGTCTAACATTGCTGACGTCCCACTTTGGGATTTCTCCAGCCCAGAGGTGGGCAAGGAGTAAACGCAGTGATTTTGCCCAGCCTTCTTTGGAGTCGTGAACGGCGATTGTGTGTTCAGAATCAAATAGCTTTTCGGGCACTTCGGGCAATTGAGCAATGTATTTTGACTCGACTGAGAACCCAACTCCAGTTCCGCAGAGCAAGATGAACATCGCCTCATCAAACGATTTGGGGTCATCCACTGGGAGATACGAGCAATTATAGACACAAGTATTGTCACGATCGGCACTCTTTCCTGCTGTCATCATGGCGCGCATGGACGGCATCAATTCAAGGTTAATGATAGCATCATAAAGTTGATCTCTTAAATTATGATACAACGGGTTTAAATTAGAGTTGCTTGTATTTAACGCTGGGGTACGGCTAAAGATGTAATCTGTAAAACGTTGTACTGTCTCGTCCCAGCTTTCACGACGACCTTTATCGTCTTGGTAACGGGCATAACGGCTGGCGGCGATATATTCTTGGTATTGATCCATGGCTTCTTTTATAGTTATAAGTTAGGGGGAAAAAAGGGAGTGCCACAGTTTCTATGGACACTCCCCGTACTACAGTACTACTGAAAGGAACTACTTATACTGCGAAGTCGGCGGCAGCAGAAGAACCACCACCTAATTTATCTGCATCTTCTAATTTCTGAAGATTGTTTAAACCACATGCAATACCTTTAGAACCAGCGGCATTGTATGGATAAAATGTTACTGAAGCACGGCCATAGCAACCGCTGTAGAACTCGCTTTGGTCAAACAATTCTTCACGATTTACATCTACAACTTGTGGCTTTTGCGCACTGTTAGCGTTAATAAAATAATGACCAGCGTAAGCGTCATCATCACGCTCTTCGTCGCCATCACGTAAACCACCTTTTAAACCTTTTGGTACTGAGCCACCAAAGAAAGCCGCGTTACTAGTTTTGCAATCTTCAAATGCTTTTTTGAGTTTTGCTACACCTTCAGTATCAGACTTAGGAATAAGAATGGACACTGAATACTTTGGTTCGCCGCCGTTCATACCAGCTTTAGGCTGGAACACATTAGCGTATGAGAAACGAACTTTACCAGTTACGATTTTAACTTTATTGGATTGCATTTTAATTCCTTATTTACTTTAGAACTGGACTTAAATCGGGGCCAATTCGTCTACCCGTACTATCTATTATACACACTTTTACGAATCGTGCAACAATCCGTGAACTTCTAATGCTCTGTGTACTGCTAAAGCGTTAATGAAATCATTTCTATACTCAACTTCATGTAGCGCTTCTGGGTCTTCTGCTATGTAATCAATTACATCATACATTGTACCACGTAATTGTAAGACAGCTTCTCTATTTCCACTACCAGGTAAACCGTCAAATTGTTTAATGTATGTATCTATTAAATAATCTGGTACTTCAATATCATTGCCAAGACATGCTACTTTCATAGGTACTTTCTTATAGTTGTAATGTTACCATAACAAGACCTACATTGCCAAGGGCGTACCCTAGGAATGAGATCCCCATGCCTACTTGGCCTTTCATTATAAACTGTATTGCTACGATTGTATAAACAACACCGATAAGCCCAATTAGCCAAGCGTTCATGCAAAGTCCTCCTTAGCGGCTTGTTTAACTCGTACTAACTTAGGTTGCCCATCTGGTCGTAATACTAAATCACCCAGCCACGCTGTTACTTGTGGGTTAATCTTTTCCAAATTGGGAATAGATTTAAGCGTTGGTTGATTCCAGATTTGTTCTACTGGCATTCCTTTTTCAACAAGTACAGCAGCAGCTAATTGGTTATCAGAAATCTTACGATGCGTCTTGGTTGTTGCCAATTTAAAACCCGCTGGAATAATGTTTTCTTTTACGGCTTTATCCAATGCGTATTCTTCTACGTCATTTGCCCATGTTCTTAGGTCTTGGGCTTTGGCAAGGACTTCGATGACTTCTTCTTCGCTAAGGAGTGGTGGGTCTTTGAAGTCTTGCTTGGCGAGCTCGGTGTTGAAGTCACTGCGCGATCTGCACGTTGCTTTGGCACGACAGAATTGACACCATTCACCGGGGAGGAACTCGCCCGCACCGCTCCACGCTTTCTTGGCTTTGGGTTTGACGAAATAGTCGGCCCAGTCGATAAGTTTACGGATGCTGGTACCGTCGGTACTGATACTGTCAAGTCGGGGCTGGTGGATGGTATAGGATACTTCTTGAATTTCTGGCCACTCGTCTTTGAACTTGCTGTAAGCTCCGAGTGCATAGAGGCGTAATTGGGGGTTGTCTTGGGCGTAGACTGGGATACCACGTCCGAATTTGAGGTCAATGACCCGAATGGAGTGCTTAGAAAGTATAACCACATCGGCTGTACCAAAGCCGTCAGGAACCCAATCGCTGAAGTCCACACGCTGTTCAAACAACGGAGTATCGCCTTCACCAATTTGGGAACGAACGTAAAGAACGTAGTTATCAACGTGAGCCTCAAAATCGTCGCGTTCATCGGATGCGTAATCTTTGTAGATTGGGTGGGTTTTAATGATTTCATATTCTCTTTCGTATTCTTCGTGTCCTATTTGATTAAACTGTAAACGTAGGCGTATTTCGCCAAGTGAGTGGGCAAGTGTGCCTTCCGCAGAGAAATCAATCCCCTTGGTATTTCTTTTTTGTTCTGGGAGGGTAGCTTCTAGCCGGGCGCTAGGAGTACAAGACAGCCACCGTTTAGATCCGGAGGCTGATAGCATCGCATGTGCAGTCATTTTATTCTTTCAATTCGATTAAGATGTATACATACTAATGCAAAAAAGGGGCCTAGTCAAGCCCCTTTTTCACCGAATTAAAAATATATTTATTTTAGGGCGGCTAATAAATCTGCTATCTCTTTATTAAAATCGACCTTAGTTTCTACTTTTGCGTCTAATTTGATGTCCCGTGTTTCTCGGTAATCTTGTTGGAATTGGCCTCTGAGAGCAATCTCTGCCAAACGGCTGTTAAAGCCTTTGTTGTTGACGTTTGCCAGAATCTCACGCTCCCAATAGGCTTGGGCGTTAGTTACAGCGCTGTCTAGTGCATCAGCAAACTCGGGGTAGTTCTTTTTCCAAGTGTCTGCCACACCCTTATTGATACCAATATCTGCAAACATCATTTTTTGGGAAGCACCTTCTCTACCCATAGCAATGATGCGGTCGCACATTTCTGGTTTAAATACGTATTTTGTTGGTTTCTTAGTTGCCATTATTCTGCGGGGGGAGTTGGTTCTGGGGGTATATCGTTTGCTGGTGCTTGTAGGTTTTCTAATGGTGGGGCTAGTTCAGCCATGATATTTCCTTGAGGAGGACCCCATTATGGGGCCCAGTTGTTTAGAATATTACTGTTGTACCAGTGATACGTTTGCCGAGTTTAGCAAATTCATGCTGGCTGGTTTCGCTAATAAATTTGTTTATTTCAATAGCTTTTTCCACAATTTCTTCAACTGTTGGAAATTTCGGGGAAACTTCTTCTACTTTTTTAGAGCTTTTATTAAGCAATTCCCACGCAGCCAAGTTGGCTTCATGCTGCTTAACTAAAATGTCTTTAGCTGTGTTGAAAATGGAAAAGCGTAATTCAAATGGATTCATTTTGTTTCTTTCTATGTGTGTAATGTGAATGCCGTCTTTCCGGCTGTCAGGCTTCTTTACGCCAAACAGAGGCGTCTCACGACGAGCTCCTATATCTACTAATGCAAAAAACAGGGAAAAACCGCCCCTAATCTGGAGTAATAATGGTTCTTTTTTTAGCTACTGGGGGCTCTTTACTGCCGAACAATTCGCGGACAATATCCATGGTCATCTTTTGAGCTTTTAACTGTGCTTTAAGTTCCTCCTCCTCAGTTATCTTTTCTGTTTGCTTTTCAACTGCTTTAGCAATAGCTGTAGCAATATCGTTGCTCATTCCTTTACTGCGCAGGAGTTTCTTTAGATTCATCTTTAGCTTTCTGTGCTTCTTGTAAAACTTTAAACTGTGGCTCGCCTTGTGCTCTAAATATACCTATTAGCGGAGCTGATACTGCGTATGGTGCGTTTCCAAAAATCTGTAATGCGTGGTTTGTTTGCTCCACTGTTAATTTAAAAATTAAAATTTCGTTATCTAACGGGTCTTTTTGTGCTTCTTGTGTCATTTCTTCTTGCCTTTCTTAGGTTGTTTAGTTCCAAATAAAAACTCTCTTGCTGCTAACTTCTCTGGATCAGTGCAGTACTGATCTAATTCCATCTTTTGACAGTACTTGTCCATCAACGATTCGCAACGCATGTCGTGAAGGGTCTTAATACCAAGTAATGCGTTTAACACTTCATCTTCACTCATTGGGACCGGGTGGTCGCCGTAATGTTTAAATAATAGGTCGATATCTTCACTGGTTTGCCATGCCAGCATGATGGCGGATTCTAAATCTACTTTAGGATTCATTTTCTTTTCTTAGCCTTTTTAATATCGGCGTTAAAATCAACGCTATACCAAGCACCGACAATCTTCATTGCTGGAAGTAATTCTTTCCAAGACGCAACATCATCTTCGTGCCATGCTGTTGGGTTCTTCATCATGTCTGCAATACCGACATAACTATTTGCCAAACACATTCTTGTAATATCATCGACAATATCGTCGTCAATTTCTATCATCATTTGCCGCACTCCTCTTCAACTTGTTTAACATATTTACCCCAGTCTACCATTTCGTGAAACACGGGTTTGGTTCTTTTTGTAATTTCACGTTCGATATACCAACGTGCTTTTCGTAAGTCTTCCATGGCGTCGTCTTTTAAATCTGCGCGCCAAATATATTTAATAGCATTGCCGAGGTTAAATCCCATGTGTTCTGTAATTTGAATACAATCAATTCCAGAGGGGTGGCTTGTGTAATGCTTGGGTTGATTAACTGGGTCGTGCATGCTTTCTCCTTAACTCTTCTTCTACAGCCATGACTTCTGTCTCGTTATCACAAACCCATAATGTTTTAATTGGCTCAAACATAGAAATATCAATGTCCTCTACACCACGTATGGTATCAAACAAGGATTGGCCTTTAACTTCATGTTCTACAATAAAAATACTCATAGTTTAAGTTCCTGTTTAATAAATTCAATCCCAGCGTTAAAGTGATAACGCCAAGTTTTTTCGGTCATTCTCATATCATTATAACTGAAACCTTGTAAGAAAGCATCTAAAACTTTACGTTGTTTTTCTGGCATTTTTGCTATTAGTCGTTTTATATCCGAGATGTCTTCAGCATCCCATGGTAGCCAACCTGATCCTTCTACAATACTAGAAGCTATGCCTTCTGTTTCGTCTTGTTCAATTGGATCTGGATCTTCATCCGATAAACGTGGTGCTACTGCTTGAATTTTTGTTGTCATAATTGAAGTGATTCTAGGATTGCCTCTTGTAAAGTTATTTTGCCTTCTAATACTGCTACTACTCTTTCATCCACGCTATTAGATATAGTTAAATGATGTATGATAACCGGTTTTTCTTGCCCTTGGCGGTAGATCCGAGCATTCGCCTGGATATAGTTTTCTGAGCTCCATGGGAGATCGAACCAGACTGTCTGTGCTGTGTCTCCAACGTTGCACTGTAGATTAAGCCCAATCCCGCCGCTCTGCGGGTGGGCAAGCAGCATACGAATCTCGCCACGGCGCCACGCCGCAATGTTGTCATCGTCCAAGACCACCGCCTCTGGGAATTGAAGACGTATCCGCTGGAGGGAGTGCTTGAAATGGTAGAAGACAAGTGTGGGGCTGGAAGATTCTTCCATGAGCGACTCAAGACGTTCCAGTTTAGAGCGGTGTACTTCTTGTGCTTCTCCGTCTTCGTTATAGACCGCTCCCGATGTGAATTGCAGGAGCTTGTTCGCCAGTGCCGCTGCTGTTGGAGCTGTGATTTTTTCTTTTTTGATATCAACGACCATGTCTTTTCTAAGTGTGTCATATTTATTTCTTACTTGTGGGTCGAGCTCAATTTTGTGATGAAGGCTTGTAAGCGGAGGGAGTTGCAAATAATCCTCAGCTTTAAGCGAATAACAAATATCCGAAATCTTATCTTGAATAACTTTAGCGGCACCACTTTTTGGTTTCCATGAATACACCACGCGGGTGTGTCTGTTAAATTGATCTGGTTGTAAATACTTATCCCTGAACTTCGTCAGGCTTGTTTCCAGCCGTTGTCCTAAATCCAATATGCCCACCTGCGCCCATAGATCCGCTACCCCCTGTGGGGTTGGCGTACCAGTAAGGATAATACGACGATTGAAGCCTTTTAGTTGCTTCTTCAATGCTTTGAATCGCTTGGTTGAGCTGTCTTTGAAACGACTGCTCTCGTCTATCACTAGGTTCTGAAATTGGTTTGGATGATTCTCGAATAACCATGCTACATTTTCCAAGTTAATAAGATAAATATCAGCATTTGCGTTAAGGCCAGATATTCGGGTTTGGGGGTTTCCCATTATCTTTGATACTTTTAGGTGCTTTAGGTGTTCCCACTTCTTTACTTCGGCGTCCCAAACTGTCTCTGCCACTCTCTTGGGCGCTATGACCAACGTCTTGCCCTTGAATTGCTCCGCTATGATAGTCAGCGTGGTTGTAGTCTTGCCCAGGCCTGGAGGGAGAAATAGGCCTAGGTTTGATATTGACTTGGCTTTGTGTAATAGATCCTGTTGATACTGGTGCAGTTGAGTTCTTTTTAGCATTTTCTATTCCGGTCACCATTGCTTTTAAAATTGGTAGCATTGTATCTGTTCCATATTCGGACAACGCACAATTTACTGCCCACAGTATAACACGGGTATTATCTTCGGTGTATGGTTTGTCTTTATCTATGCGGTCTAAAGATGGAGCATCGTGTCTTCGTGTCACTTCATTTGGTGGTGGTGCTAAATTAAAATGTAATCCAGTTAACTCGCATGTTCCCCGTTCTAAATGTTTTTCCACCCATGGTTGAGAAACTTCCATAGATATGTTCTTTTTTAAAGACCTAGATCTTGCATTATTTACTAAAACAACGGCCCTTCCACTAACAGTTTGTTTAGCGGCAATTCTATATCCTTTAGCAAGTTCACGTTCTTTTGGTGTACTTTTATAAGGAAGTCCGGTTTTAGGGTTTAATTGCTGCATTTATAAAGTCCTCAACGTCTTCTTTGCTTCGTAAAATGTGAACCGGAAATCCCTGCTCACCCAGCTCGTCGAATACGAGCACTTGTCTTGGACTCAGCACCCCTGTCGCTGTTTTTAGTTCTACGAGGTACACTTTTTGGTTTAGAAATACTATCCGATCCGGCACTCCCGTTATGCTGCTCTGCCATTTGTAAGAGCGCCCCGATGACTTCACTATCTGTTTGACTAGATGTTTTTCTATTTCCTTTTCTAGCACACTCACGTTTTTCATCCTCCGTCGCATAGATTGCGAATACTTGTTTAAAAATATGCTCCCCTAAATAGGAGCGTGATTCGTCGCCAATGTTTGTTTCACCTACGTACTCAAACACATGGGTTGTTGTGTGAGAAACTTCATGGTAGATAATACCCATGCGTTCTAACGAGTCTAGCTTTGCCATATCTTCATAATTAAACACAACACCTAACATGGCAAACTGTGTGCCCTCTTGTTGTATGAAGTGTGACTCAGCTAGCCCAATGTCCAATGCGGTATGTTTAGCTGTAATTTTGGAATCTTTAACCGCTTCCTGAAAAGCAGCATCAGAAAAGCATACCTTAATCTTAATGCCAAAGTGTCCTGTATCAGCTATATAATACGGCTTATCTACCAAAGGGGATTGTGGCAAGGATTTGGATGTTGTCATTGTCGGCCTCTTGGTCGTAGTCAATACATTTTTCGGAATTAAATATTTTGTTCCAGTTTTTATCAAACTGTTCTTTGTCTGCTGGGGAAATTTGTTTATCTCCCTTGCCACCGTCGTGCGTTGTCATTTTGGTTCTTTCTTAATACCAAGGCTTTCACGTAGTTCGTGTGAATGTAGCTTTTTACCGGGCTTTTTAACTTCTCCGGCGGCTTTTGCTATTTTAGCAGCTTTTTCACGATTTGCAAACTCTCCGTTGGATAATAAGAATCCACGCTTATCTTGGTGTTTTTTACGGCCAGCTTTCTTTTCAATTTCAGTGTGGCTATACCCTTTAGAGTCGGATATTACTTTACCTGACTTTTCTTGTACTGCCGGCTCAACTACTTTGATTTTCTTTGTTGCCATTTTGGTTCCTTTGGTTAACATGCCATTTGCATAGTGATTTGTAGTACTTGATTTCTTCTTGGTACTTCTCATATCGTTCGTCGTATATGCGTTGCTGTTCTTGTTCGTCTTTACCCCGTGGCCTAAGTACAAGGCAGGCAGTAAAGCCGATGATGATGCCGATGATGTAGTCAATCATTTACTGTATTCCTCCATTGCCTTTTTAATTCTTTCTTCATACTCTGCCCTGTTTAAATTCCCTTTGTGCCCGCTTGCCCAGTAGCTGTTGAGATAATTTTGTGTTCTTTGCATATTATCCCACTCACGCACTCGGTACTTGTACAGCTTGGTCCATGGCATGTGGTTTGCCTGCAACCTGACCCACCACACGTAGAGTTTAGTATTCATATCTCCTCCGGATCATAGCCTTTTGATTTCAGCCAGTTGTCAATCAGTTCATGCGCCTCGTCTTCTAATTCTTCAGGCACACGACGTTCAACATAGGTGTATTCGATTGCTTTTGAGAATGATGTCATAATCGGATATATCTCAAGGTTCATATCACCAATATCAAAAGCCACTGGCTCGCCTTCACGCTTCGGTTGTGATTTCATAGTCTATTCTACAATTCCGTGGGTGCGTCTTTTAATCATCTCATCAGCCATTGTGTATGCTCGGTCTGCTATCTTCTCATAGCCCCAAAACTCAACGTCTCTGGTCTTTGCATTTTCTGGGCTCCAATTTGATATGTCTGCCTCCATGGCTTTAGCGGCAAAGTAGTCACGCAAATCCATGCCATTCCATTTGTCATTGTATTTACTTGATGCTGGAAACGCTTTCATCCTATTCCCCTATTCCGTGGGCTCGCTCGATGGCGCGGGCGATTTCAATTGGGAAGTATTTGTGTTTGGCTATCTCCCAGCATTGGTCTACATACTCTTGAGTTTGTTTGTAGATTTCCATACACTGCTCATCAGTCAACGGGATACGTTGCGCATCTTGCCGGTCTTGTGTGGTGAAGGTGGTCATTTCTCGCTGGCCTCTTTTTCTAATTGATGTACTTTGCTCATTGCCTGTGTTGCCAAGTTGTGCATATCTTTGTACTTGCGTTTCCATTCTTCAATTTCTTCACGCATTATTCCAACCACATAGTCTGCGTTATCTAATAAAGCATCTACCTCTGATTTTGATGGCTTATACGGATGGGTATAGAGTGGAATATAATTAAATACGCTATCAGGCTTGTCTATGTATAAAACATATTCGCCATTTTTAACCCAGCCGTAAGGCTTGTTAGTTGAGTCCATAGCCATCCTCCATTCTTATGCCGTTTTCATAAGACGCTTTGTAGCCAGCGAGTTCATCTACTAATATCTTCAACGCTTCTATTTCAGCTTGTTGCTGGCGTAGCATGGTGGCAGTTTCATGCCTAATCCACATAGTTAATTCACCAGTTTCAAAGGCTTGTTTATCAGCTAATTCATTTGCGTTCATTTCAACACCTCTGCAAATTTCATTTTGAATGTTTCTCCATCAAAAACCACTCTAATCCAGTCTTCATGTGGTTGCTTTTTAAAACCAGCAATTTCATTTAATCTAAGCCCTAGTATTGGGTTTGCTTCTAATATAAAAAACTTTTCAATATTAGGTTTTGGCTCTGGTTTTTGCCATAACACTTCCACAATCCTATGCTCATCATCTGTATAAGTAACAGCTAGTAGTTCACCTGTTTCTTTACTTTTTTGAAGTGATAGGTGTAGTTCTTTTGCTGGATGGGTGTAAAGTGGAATACCGCCATCATAATTAACTTTGTTGTCGTGTTTAACGCACATATATGCACCATCTTTTTCAAACATCCAAGCTACTGGTTCAGTATTCATTTATCCTGTGCCTTTCTTAGCTCATAAAATTCTATGATTGCCTCTGCAAACATCACAGGAAAGTCTGCATCAGCACCCGCCCTAAGTAAACCTTCTGCTACACCACTTTGGTGTAAGTAAATATTGTGTATTTCTTCAGTAGTTAATTTCATTTCTCTTGTGCCTTTCTTAGATATTCTGCAAGTCTTTTGCCATAAGTCAAAGAATGTATTTCCATTTTTAACACCTCTATTTCAGCTTGTTGCTGGCGTAGCATATCGTTAAGTCTTAAAATTACTAACTTAGCGCCTTCTAAATCTTCAGCTAGTTCATTTGCGTTCATTTCAGCGCCTCCTTAGCCCACCTAATATGGTCATCGCACTGCCACTTAATCTTGTCATGGCTAAGCTCAACGTGCTCGTTGGCAATAGACTGTAGTACCTGTTTCAACGCTTCTATTTCAGCTTGTTGCTGGCGTAGCATGGTGGCTGAATTTTGAAATAATTGATGTTCTTTCTTTGTTAAGAATATTCTTTCTTCTATTGCAAGTATTCCTTCTGCTAGTTCATTTGCGTTCATTTTCTCACCTGTAAAAGTATTGGCCCGAATCTATAAACATAGTATAAATCGCCACCATTAAAGCGCACTGAGTTCCACTGTAATGGCTCGCCTTTAAACCACGGAGCCTTATAAAATCGTATGTTCATTCACCATCCTCCACCATAATACCATTATCTCGGCGGTAAATTTCCTCGTCGGTAAACACCTTGGCTATGTGCTCAGGGATGTGGGTCTGCGTCATGCGGATGTTGTGGATGTGCATGTTAGACAGCGAGCACACTGGGCGGTATTCCAGTGGTGATCTGCCATCCTTGCCACGACAACCCCAGTGAAAATCAGTACGGATCTTTTCATGTGGGTCTGTGTCATACACGCAGGCATCTGTGTGTGGCGCGTCATCGTGCACGTTGGTGCGCTGGTAATCTAGCCCCCCGTCGATCATGTACTCCTTACCATTGGCGTCTACGTAGGTCTTGTAGTCGTGTCTGTTGTAGCTCTGCATCACTGTGCCGTCCGGTGTGATGATGCGGTTGGCTAATAACTTAGGCTCCTTCTTAAAGATTGCGTCCCACTGTGCGTTGAACTGCTCCTTGTTTTGTGGGGTAATTTGTTTGTCACCCTTACTTCCGTCGTGCTTTGTCATGCTATCTCCTAAACAGTGCTGTTGATTTACGTCTGCCGTATACACGGCGAATGCGTAGCGCTTGTATCATGCCAAATGTCTTGTTGCGGTGGCCTTGATGCGCCCTACGGATTTGCTGCATCTTAAACCAAATCCAGCGTAGACGAAAGCGCTTTTTGCCGGCAAAGTGAAGCAACGTCCTACGCCGACCAAACCCCCCAAACACGGAGGTGAAGTCGTTGCGCTTAATAAACTTGCGGCGGTTAAAAGACTTCTTCATTAAAGGATTCTACACTATCAACATACTTTTGTGCTCTTTCGTTAAGTTTAACTCCACGGTATATGTGCATTCTAACACCATTTGACTTCTCTTGGCTAGCTTCCACACGATATTCTTGAGTTGCAGCTAAAAAACGACGTTTAAACGATAGTTCGTTACCTGGCGGCAAAGACTTACGTAATGACCAATGCTTGAAGCATGTAAATACATCATCCTTAGATACGCTACCAGCTAAATCAAATTCTAATGCTTCAGATACAAATGAGCGTATTGGGTTACCAATGTCTTCCATCAATTCAAGCAAATCTTTGCCTGAGTCTGGCTGGATAAAGTGCCCACCACGGGCTAGTCTACGCTTTAACCCTGCCATTGACCAGTTAAATATGCCAGCCAATTCCTTATCTAGCTTAACAGATAGATCTGTATCTTCTTTAGCATAAAATGAACGTGACATTTTGAACACTACCATACGTCCGGTCAATGCGTTGGAGTTCTCAGTTAGTTGAAGAACCTCGTTAGAGTAAACAACAATGCGAGTAGGCAAATAACCAGACCAAGCCTCTTTGTTCTTCCGGTTGACAGTAACGGTATCACCACCCACAATACGCAGAAGCTGAGATACAACAGCAGATCTGTTTCTCTCAGGTGCTCTTGCGTCAGTAAAAGAAGCGAGGAGCTTACCCAGCCAAGGCTGCAAACCAAATGTATCACAAAGTTCCTCCAGTTGTGGTGCGACCGTATTGTGCTGCCCTAACAGCGACACTAAGATCTTGTTAATGGTTCCCTTACCTGAACGGCGAGGCCCAATGATGTTAAAAAACTTTTGTTGTTTAGTCTCACCAGATAGTATATAACCAAACATCTCTTGTAGCGCTTCGATAGATTGTGGGTCATCACCCCATATAGAATCTAAAAACTTCATCCATGTGGGGCACTGTGCTTGCGGGTCATACACAAAGGGTAATGAGTTCTGTGTAAAGAAGCCTAGTGAGTGAGGGATAGTTACGTAGTCTTTAAGGTGGAAAATTCCGTTTTTAAGGGAAATAAGATCGCAAGAGTCTGGTTGATCTCTAGCATATTGCTCAAGCCAAATTGGAGGCTTGGTGTTCGGATGATTTGGCAAGTGACAGATTGACTTAACGGCATCGAGCGCCGCAGAGACGGATGCTGGACTAGGGTTAAAACTTTCGAGCGCACCCTTCTTTCCCGCCTTTTTACATTTATCCAAAAAGCTATAGAGCTTGGATCTAATTGTTGCTTCTTCAATGATTTCATAGTGGGTTCCTACATAGATAAAAAAGTCCTGCGCATAATGCACTAAGGTGTAACCTTCTTCAGATGAAAACAGATTGTCTAAGAATGTGCGAGCATGGTTCATTGTTCCTGCATCAACAATAATTTCTCCACGATTAAGTGCTTCTTGTCTAGTTTGAATGTTAACTTTGAAGATCAGCGAGCGTAGTGTGGATGTCGAGCCTGACTCCCGTTTAAATGTGCCCCATTTGTAATGGCAGGACATCTCACCGATTGCCTGATACTCTGGTGATGCTCCGTCTGCGTAAGACCAGCGATCCCATAACTCGCAAGCCTCAGGGTCACCTCTGAATTGGTGGTGCAATGCGTAACCGACTGCCATCCAGTCTGCGTACCCGCAGTTGGTAGATGGTAGGTGCGCTAAGATCTCTGTCTCCACTCTAGCTAGGTCGTAGTCTGGCACAGGGGGTTTGTAGTCAGCAAAGTCATCCCCAGTAATGTGAACTGTTCTGTCAGGAATGATGGTGGATAAGTCTTGCTCCTCACTTGGGATGGTGCCTGAGATGAGCTGACCTGTTACTGTAAAGTAGCGGCCATGCGGGTAACACTCAAACCCAATCGAATGGTCAACGTGAGCTGTCTTTATAGAGCCCCTAGTAAAGATCTTTACACCCGTGCCAGATGGACTAACCTCCATGTAGCCGTTAATTGATGTAGCAATATGCTGCATTGCAGCATTTGTGAAACTCTGCAATGTGGCATCATAGCAGTCATCCAAGTCCACCCCAATGAGGTTATCGTCTTCGGAGAAGACAAAACCGACGCCGGAAAAGCGGTCTGGGTTGGACTCATAGGCAGCTTGTACTGTGAGAAAGTCTGCCCATGTTGTTGGGTTGGTTGATGAGGCAGATTGCCCCGATGCTTGAATTGGTAATTTAGACCAGCGTTTGTTTCCTTCTTCACCCACTTCGGTGTGCCGCCATAGAACCCAGCGGGGGATTCTCTTTAGCTCCATGGGGATGTTGGAAAACTGAACTGGTAGTGCTGCAGGTTTTTGCATGAGGATTCCTTTCCGTTTTTCCTATTGTATATGAAATGCCCGGACGAAATCAAAAAAATGTTAACTATATAGCTAAAATGTATAAAAAACTCATCCTATATAACTAAAAGTTTGAAAAGGACAGGATGGACATAGAAGACAGGGTATATATACTTATTTTTTAATTTTTAATTTAATTTAAAAAAATATAATAAAGAGTAAACATACCCTGTCTTCTATGTCTTCCCTGTCCCGTAAGCTGAAATCTGTAAGATTCTTGGAAAATTCCACACCCGTCTTATTAGAGCTTTATGTCAAAATGTAAGCGTTTTGCCATTTGATACGCCCATTTTCGGAAAGCATCTCGGTTTTCGCTAGTTTGCTCATCTCGGCTATCCCAATCAGCTTGGAGATGGTGCTTACCTTCGTGGTCGTGAAACTCCACCCTTAATAGGTTGCCGTCTTTGTCATATACATCGGTTGGTATAACTTGCATCATAACTCCTTAACTTTAGAGGGCTTTTCTTCCCAATTATCTGCTGGCACTCCATAATCCCCCCTAGATGACCTCATGCGTTCATCGTTCCTAAAGCGGGGTTCTACACTAAGCCATTGTTTAAACGCTTCCACATACTCCACATACACATCATTTACTACATACAGGGGGTGGTTTAAACCTACTATATCTACTGTATGGGAGATATCTGATGCCCTAACCCAATTTTTAGCTTTCTTGTTTACCTTATCCCTTGCCATAATGTAGCGGTTGTATGCTCTTGTTTGTTCGGGGTTTAACTCAATCATCTTGCTCATCTGCTACTCTCTCGGTGTTTAAATGGTCTATGGAAATAGGTTCTCTTGCCATGAATCCTTGCAATTCAGCTATCCTTGCTTCGGATACCCGCATTATCTTGGCTAATTCTTTGGTTTTGGGCTTACGACCTAGTATTTGGGTTAATGCCCTGTCGTTATAGCTTAGTCGCTTAATGGCTTCCATGATGTTTATAGGTAGCCTGATGATGTTTGCGGTGTTATCTAAATCCCTACGCACCCCCTTTTCAATGAATGTCTTGGCATAGGTGGCTAACCTAGAATTATTGGTTGGTTTCCATCGCCTAGCCGATACAAGTAGGGCTTCGTTACCCATCGCCACCATATCCTCAACAGGCACTTTGCCATGATTCCATGCGGTCATCTTCCTGACGATATAGACCACGAATCGTAGGTTGTGGGTTACTAGGGTGTCTAGGGCTTTCTCATCACCTTGTTGCACTAGCTTGGCTAGTCGGTGTTCCTCCTCGATTGAGAGGGGTTCTATACCATACAGAGATTGTAGGTAGTCGCTTAGAATGTCGTTATCAATCATAGGGGCTTATTTTGTGGATAAGCCCCTATTATAACACACACGCACCAAAATGGTGCGTTTATTACTTTTGGTAATGCCTATATGCTACATACAGATAGGAAAGTAATAAAGCCCACCATGAATTGCTCACCACCCACCATAACCCCTTAACTACATACATTATGGCTATGACAGGTAAATATACAAAACTTGTGATGATCTCAATCAAAATAAAGCCCTTCCTAGTAGTTTAAACGCGTCTTTAAAATTGCATTTCCTTCCCAGATTGCGTTTTGGTTTCTGGGGTGAAGCCCACACTAGCTCACCAAAATCATCATACTTATTCGATGACATAGAACACCCTGTCTGATAATTTTTGCCCTACACCATCTACGATGTCCCCATCTTCGCATATCTGCAAGACACAGATTCGTTCACTAATCCATTGTGGAATTGACTCTCTGTTTAAACGATGTGTAGGGGGTAAATTTTTTTCGGTCTGTGGCATGGCAAAACTATATAGGGCTACTGTGTCATCATCATAGAATCTAACCCGCCATATCTGTTCGATTGGTGTGCATAATACCTCGCCTATCATCGCCCTAAATTCAGATCGGGGAAACACAGGCTCTCCACTACCCTGTTCCATCATTAGGTAATCCATTCGTTCTATAACGACACTTGATTTATACATTGTTTAAACACCCCTCATTATATCGTAAACTTCTTTGGTTATCGGGACAACATGGGTTGTTGAACCTTGCATAGCACAATTTATGGTATACCAATATACATTAAAACTTCTAGGTGGTTGTTCGTCAAAATTTACCCATTCAGGTAGATCAGCAAACCCCACCCAACTTTTTGTTTTGTGCATTAAGTATGTTGTCATGGTTGGTTGATCTCCCAATTAACTTCTAGGCAATCATCTTCGTTTACTGATTCAGTAACAATCATATTCATGCTCTTAGCCATCTTTTCCAATGCGGGTAAGCAAGCCATATACAATTCCTCGCTATCAAACTTTGCCACTATGTCTGCGTGTGATGGACTTTCGTTCTCAAAAAATACTGTGATGACCATGTTTAAACACTCCCTATTATATCAGCAACTTCTTGCGTTATTGGTTCGCATTGAGATAAATCCACAATGAGATAATTTGAATCGGTATTAACAGGCAATCCACTAAATACTAATCTAGGGTCATGCCACCCAAAAATATATGAATTGGGTATTAGGCATAGCTTCTCGCCTATCTGTTTCTTTACCCTGTATAGCGTGTCCTGATACATAACCCATTTAGGGCTGCTGACCATGTTTAAACACCTCCCATTATGTCGGCAACTTCTTTGGTTATCTTGGTTAGGCAATCGGTTGGTATAAGGGCGAGGGCTATAAAGCCCTCGCTATCAAGTGTGGATATTTGACAATACATGGGGAATATAAGCCATACCTGACCGACTACCCCATTACTTACCACCACCCAATCGCCAATGTCTAGGCTATTATCCAATACGCACCATCGTTTTGTTTTAGACCGATGTCCTCCACAAAATCTTGCTTGTCGGTAATATCTAAGACAAACAACTTACCTTTGATGTCATCAGGCAATTCGTCTTTGGCTCGGATAGTAATTGGCTCTGCTTGCTTATCACTCATCAATCTGTATTGGACTAGGTTGTTCTTAACCAATACAAAATAGTGGGGTGGTTTGTAATTCCTATACTTGTCGATGTTTGCCTTGTTATTCATAACATATTCTATCATCTGTTTAAACTTATCGTTCTTTGGTTTGTAGTCTAAGTGATACAGATTCTCGATGTCATCAATAAGATGTTGATAGCCATCGCATACATTTTGCCGTAATTGCCAATTTATATTGTTGCGTAAACTGTCTATATTATTCTCAAACTCTCGTTTATGCCTGTCTGCAATCTGATTGAATGTAAAGGGCTTCAATACCTTTTTGGCAACACGAACAATGTTCTTGATGTTGATAGAGTATTTATGCTGACCATTCTCACCATATGTATTCCTTCCATCATTGATATTGATAGAGGAGATACCATACTTGGGCTTATCTGTTTCCCGATAAAAATTTGATACCTCAATAACACCGATATGGTTGTTTAAATCATCTGCGTGGAATATTTTAAGTGCTTGGCAAACACCATCGGGGTGCTTTTCTAAATTAACTCCCCACTTTTCCATGCCACCATGTTTAAACGATATGTCGGGGACTACCTTAGATATTTGATTGGCTAGGTCAATCAAACAATCTACTGTATCAACATCACTAAATTTGCTTGCTTTAACATCGTATTCGGGCATTTTCTTTTCCTTATCTATACCAAGATTTGTAGCGGTCAATACATACCTGACCTAGTGGGACTTCGATTGCTTTACATGGTTTTGCTAACTCGAATAGGTCTTTAGTAATTACCTTTTCTAATTCACCTCTATGTTCGACTGTTGCTTGTTCGTGATAGGTGCGGTATGTAATTTTATACTTATACTTTTCCACCATATCAAGCCAACTGTCAGGAATATTGCCCTCGTTGGGTTTAAACAATGCCATTACCTCATTAGGCGAAACACTCCGCCAATCATCTTTAACGATGGCTCTATGTATGGCATTACCCCACCCATGCTCGGCTTCAACAATGCCTGTCATCGTATCGTAGTATTCCAAGAATGGTTTGATGTCTTGCCTTAATTGCTTGGTCTTTTCCTTGTCGATATGGTGTTTAAACTGTCTATGCACTACTAGCGGTTGCCAATCAGATTCACCTTCTTTGCGTTGGAAAACAATATCACCCTGTTCAATGGTGTAGTGCTTGTCTTGGTATTTGACATACTTATTGACATAGTAATTAACCATATTAAAACCACTCGGCATATTGAAATCATAAAACCAAAATGTTGATGCCGATGATAGGTAGCGTGGGTATAACTGCGTAGGGTCTTTACTATCCCATGTTTTGCGTGGGGTGTGGATAGTCATAAACTCCATGCCCTCGTTTAAACTCCATGTGATCGCCTTGTTGTGATGCGTTCTCCACTTGTAGCCATCAAAGGTGATGTAATACTCGGTGTCGCTTACCTTAACGATGCGTTCACATGACCTATCTCTGCGGTTAATCGGTCTAATGTTGTCTGCCTTACGCTTGCCCCGAATTGGGATAGTGTTCTCATAGCGTTCTTTAACTGTGGCAAATGTAAATGCCCCGCCTTGTGCCGATTGCACATCGTATGGACTGCATGACTGTCTGTAATAACTCATTTCAATTTTCCTCCACATTGTTTAAACTTCGATTTTGATAGTTTGACCGATTGGTGATTTAATGTCGCTTGTGATTGTCCACAAGGTAGGGCAATTCCATTGTCCGCCCCAATCGTTCCCCACATACCCATCGGTGAGAATGATGGCACATACAGGGTCTATCTTATGCTTACGCATATATTGGGTGATGCACTTCGGACTTGTGCCACCACCACCTTTGGGCTTGGTTGATGATGTCATTCTATCGGCATCGTTTAAACCATATACCTCATGCCCCGCTACTTCACAATCCCAATACAGTAAATCTACCTGTTCGGGGTTCATATTCTGCATGACACTAGCCACCTCACTAATGAATCGGTTAAGGACTTCACCATAAATACTACCCGATGTATCAATAGCCACCACCACTCGCCCCATTGATTCGCTAATGGTTGATGGCATATAGATGTCGTGCTGAAGCCATCTGCGGTTAGGTTTTCGCCATGTCGAATCGTCTTTACCCTGTGATACGCTAGACACAAACTCTCTTAGGGCTTCCTTCCAATCCACCTTAGCACTCATAAGGTCGGTAAAACTGCGATCAACATTACCACCTACCTTACCCGCTAAGATTGCACCTTGACGAATGGCTTGGTCGATCTCTTTGGCTAACTCGGTTTTCTCGGCATCGTTTAAACCATCTGCCCCCTCCCAGTCGTGTTCGTCAAACCCATCGCCATCTCCACCACCACCACCACCACCTTGCGGTTGCGGGGGCAATAGGTTGAACACCTCTGCGGAGTTTAGCCCTCTAAACTTCTCGTTAATAAGCCCGCCCTGTGGTAGCGATACAAACCCGCCTGATCTTTTGCCCTCATCTACCAATTCAATGTTAATGACATAATCACAAGCCATGTTTGCCCTCTGTGGGTCTTGCTTGTTTAAATGCTTCCATGTTAGTAGATGGCGATACATTTTGTGCTTGGCTTCATGCAAGATAACCCCACGCAAATCGGTATCGTTTAAACTATCTACAAACTTGCGACCATAACGAACATCACGACCATTCGTACAGGCGGTTGGTAGGTTGTCCTCTACCTTGCACTCACCAATCATCAAGATACCCGAATAAGCCACAAAATGCGGGTGCTTCATTAACTCAATGTGGCATCTCTCAATGCGTTGTTCTGCGGTTAGTGCCATGTTTAAACCTCTCCATTTTGAATTAGCCAAGTGTGGATTGTTTCGTCTATATCTTCGCTATCTACTGTAATAATATTAGCATCAATGATTCTTTGTGCTAAATCCACAACATACCACCTACTCTCTGCTCTAGGTGCATTTTTTAAATTATCACCGACTTGCCATGCCACTTCGGTCATAATTTCAAGTGATGAGTATTCAATGCGTTGTTCTGCGGTTAGTGCCATGTTTAAACTTCCTCCTCTAAATCTTCTGTTAAATGTTCACCCATGTTGCGAATAAAATCTTCGGGTAGATACATCATAAGTAATTCAACAAGGTATGCGGTTTCCGAATCAAAAAAATAATCGACTACTGCTTCTCTTTGGCGGTCTGTTATGCGTAGCATCGTTTAAACCTCCTCCCACATATCGGGGTGTGCCAATTCAAAACTGTCATCAATAAAACCCCAATCTTCTTTCGGGGCTGATAATGCCTTTTCTTTAGCTTCATGGATTGATTCTGCTTCTACCTCAATCTCGACATCTTGGGTTATATAGCCCCTGACAATATATTTAGACATAATTTTCCTCGTATGTTAGGTATGGTTTAAACACTCTGCGTTGTTCACCGAATACATAGAACAATGGGTTTGCTTCTACCACTACTGCTCGCTTTTCTGCGGGTGTTATGGCTTGGCTCATGCGGTATTGCATAGACCTCAGAATCTCATCTTCGATCTTCTTGGCTCTGCGTTTAGGGATATTGTGCATAGCGTTTAAACTGTCTGTGCGAATAGATAATTGTTTGCGGTAGCCCATTTAATAAACCCCTGTGATGTGCCAACTGTTGTTTTCTTAGATGTTCGCATTACTGATGTTGCGAATAGCCCCTGTGCTTCTTTGGATAGTCTGCCCATATACTCTACCCACTTATTGATGCTTTCCTTCTCTACTTGCTGAATAGCGGAATACACTAGCATACATACGGCACTTGGGCTATTAGGCACTTTCGTTTTGCTTGGCTCTTTAATGATGGCTTCCCATGTTGGTAACTCATCTGTTAATTGAATGATGGAGAGCATATCATATGTGGCTCGGTTTCCAATCGTTCCCTTTAGTGCGTGTGCCATGATGTCAATGCCTAAATGCTTGGACTTTTTAATGATGTCCGATGCCTTGTTTAAACTGCGTGGGGTGCAAAATGCGGGGCGGGGTGTGCGTGGGTCGTAGATGTATTCATTATCCGATGCGTTATTAAAATCTTCAAATGATGCCAACATCTGCGGGAATTGTTTTACAGTCATTAAAACTTCGGGGGCTATGTCGTTATCTAATGCCCACTCAATCCATTCGTCTGATGATGGCTTGCGGACTTTCACAACTGAAATTCTGTTTCGTGCGTGTGGTGGTAAATTATCCCCAATAGCTTCGTTGGCTAGGTTGGTGGTGGCGAATACAATACTGCCTTCGGGTAGTGCAAATGTGCCTAGCTTGCGTTCTAACATCAATCTTAAGCAAGCGTTCATTACTGCCTTACTTGCCTTACCGATCTCATCAAGCATTAAAACAATGGGCTTATCAAAGTGAAAACCAAATTCCTCGTTAGGAATAAAACTGCAAACTTCTGTGCCGTTTAAACTGCGTATCTTAGGGACTAGAAAATCCCCTACATCTTTGGTTGTCATATCACCATAACAAAAATGGTGTGTGTCTGCTAGTTTAGATTTCAAGATGGACAGAATAGAGGACTTGCCGATTCCCATCTCACCCTGTGCTAATACTGTTGTTGTATCGCCAACTGCTAAGATTAGGTTGGCGGTGTCGTTAAGTGATAGCGACTTATATAAATCTGACATGGTGTTGCCTTTCGTTGGTTGTGTTTAAACTACTTCGTAAATACTCTCTAAAATGCTACTAACTGCGGGGTCTAATGGTGTGATACTTAAAGGCTTGACCCAATGCCTATAAACAAAATTATCCTCGTTAGGTGCGGTTTCTATAAGGTGTCTGCCCGCTTTGGTTGCCCCATGCACCCTAGCAAACTTGCCCCTATACTGCACCCAATCGCCCTCTTTAAGATTGAACATAAGCGGGATTGTATAGATCAGGGGCTAATATAAATATCAGTAATAACCCTAATAACAAAATGGTGCAATATAGATCATCTTTGGACATCGTTTAAACACTCCTCTAAATGTTTGGTGTTGGTGATCGTGGTGCTATGGGTATCAGGGAAACGAATGGTAGCCCATTCACCTGATATATCGACTATTTCGACCTCATCAATCCCGCACCATATAGCCCGATCACCTTGCTTAAAGTATTCGTTAATCATAATGTTGTCCCCCATAAAATAATTGTGATAACTGCAAGGGCTATAATTAAACCTATAAGATGTCGCATTGTTTAAACACTCACCAAGTTTAATAGGTTGTCAAAATATGTTTGCGGTTGTTCGATTGCTTTCACTCCATCAATCCACTTGTTGATATGGCGGGTGGTGGTCTTAGACCACTTTTTAGTGGTTCGATGGAATGAATAGGTAGCTTTATCAAAACTTGCAACTGGTGTTGCGTATGAGAATAAAACAATATGCTTCGGGGTTTCTAATAGGTTCATATTAGAAGCGATTGGTTTTAATTGTAATTGGTTCATGGTGTTTAAACTCTCTCTGTTAGTTATAGTCAATTTCGTAGCCATCTTCCTCTAGGCTAGAACAGTAGTCAGAAAATCCGACACGATAGGCGATAGGATCGACTTCTTTCAATACTCTACTGGCTTCATATTGAAACCCGCAAACTTCTGCTAATGGGTAGCAATCATCTAACATATCGTCATATTGGCTTAATGCTTCGGATTCGGTCATGGTAATGGTTTGCATGGTAGTGCCTTTCAATTTGTAAGGGTTTTAAGGGGGTTTTTAGCCCCCGATTGGATTAGATAGTGGGTTTGCCTAGCATACAAGCAAGATCGTTATAGACTGCGGTTTTAGTGCCTTTAAGCCCTAACTCTTTCTTAATGAGTGCATACATGGTCATTCCTTTGGATACTCTCATACCTTTGATTTCAAGTTTTAAGCCCCTAAGCATTGTGCAATATCTAAAGGTTGCGATCTGTGTTGGGTTGGTAAGCATGGTCATAATGTTGGTTTCCTATTGGTAGTGTTTAAACAATGCGGGGGATTGTCCCCCGCTTTGGTTTTAGTCATCGGTTAGGTTTACTGACATATCCCACCCAAATGCTTCACAATCAGCATCGGGGCAAGTTGGTTTGGCTAACTCAATCCACTTCTTACTTGTATATACTTGATAGCCACAATGAGAGCATACACATTTAAGCATGCGAGTGCCTTGTTTTTTGCGGTTAGATGATAAGAGGGTTGCATGGGGATACTCACCCGCTTCAGCAATCCAGTTTTCTATAATGGCTTTCAATTCAGCACCCGCACCCGCACTTGTCATTTTGCCCTCTAATCCTACGGCATTGGCGCACTTCTTGAAAATTGCACCATGCCCCGCTTTGTTGCCTACTGTGGCATGGCATAGCTCATGTATAAGGGTATCAATAACATCAAATGATTTTGACAAGCGGGGTGCAATAAAAATCTCACAATGCTTATCTTCGCTTGCTTCGCTTGACCAGCACTCGCCAATGGCTTTTTTGGTGCTTGTTTGCCCGCATGACATACGCACCCTATCGGGGATTGTGTAGCCCTTAGCCTTGAAATGGGTGCGGGCATAGGTGTCAGTTATGTAGTTTAGGTATGCTTCTCTGTTTAGTGCTTGCATGGTTCTATTCCTTGTAGGTTAGTAATCAGGCTTGATAAATTCAAACCATGACTAATACTCGCATACATTTTGAGCTTGTGCCGTCTTTGATACCTATCGCTTTCCCTAATAGGGTTTACCCCTAAGGGTTTACCCTCGAAAATCGAGATCGCCACCCCTCTTATACCTATGCCCCATCTCTCAGGCAAACGGCTAAAAAGGGGCTTAAAACGCTTTGGATTGAATTGTCATGTTAGTAGTATGTTTCTTTGACTTACTGTGGTATTCATACCACATCACCACCCCGCCACTCGCACCCGCATACCCGCCCTGTTTAAACACCAGTCAGCCACCCCACCATGTTGCACCGCAACACACCGCACCACATTGGTGCATCATAATGGGGACAGATACCTGCACCACATTGGTGCATTGGTGCGGTGCAACATAAACAATAGGGACAGAGTCGGTGCGTTCCACATTGTGAAATGCTATCTCATAATGTGGAATACCCCTCCTTTTTAGCGGTAAGGGGGTGTTGTTTAAACACGACACCCCAAAATTTTAGACCCCCATGGCCTCGGTCCGGGGGCCCCACAGACCGTGAGTTTTTATATTTTTTGCCAAAAACTGGACGCTCTATATAAATCAATGACTTACAGCATCCCGGGACAGGGAGGACACAGAAGACAGGGTATGTTCACTCTTTCTTAGATTTTTTTTTTTTTTTTTTTTTTTTAATAAAATAGATAAATATACCCTGTCTTCTATGTCTTCCCTGTCCCGGAGATGTTTATTTCCTGGATTAGGGCGAAAACAAAAGCAATTTTGCATTAGTTGATGTATGACTAAGTATGTATACCAAATACAAGGTGCATTGGAAAATGCAGAAAGAAAGTTTTGTGGCTTTCGAGTGTTGGTAGCCAACAAGGACTTTATGGATCTTGCCGATGTACCTGCCGAAGTGTTTCCAAAAGAAACCTCAGCTTACATTCAGTTTAGGCTAAGAGTCACAGAACGGTTTGATATACGAAAACTACCCCCATCCGTGGAGAGCAGTATTAGGATGCCGTTAGGGCATTGGCTAGATTATTGGATAATGAAAAACTTTGGCAATCCTTGCAAACCAAAAAATACTAACGCTTGATTATTGGAAGACAGCCCATGACCTACGGGCAGGGGATTACGTATTTGACAAAGAGGGTAGGCTCCAAAAAGTAACCCTGGTCCAAGAATACCGGTCAGACAGCTGCTACCGTGTCACATTCAATGACCACCTAACAGTGGAGGGCGACCAGCACCTTGGGTTCCAAATTGAAGACAAGCGCTACCGTGATCGCCTAGACCAGTACAAAGGCAAGTTTAAATTCAAACGCCCGTTAAAGTTTAAAAAAGTTTCGGACTTACCAGCAGACAACCTAATGCAAAACAATGGGAGCCATGCGTTTTCTATACCCACCACCAAGCCACTTCAGTTTCCCCACCAGTCCCTACCCGTCCCTCCTTTCATCTTTGGCTATTGGTTCTTTACCCATGAAACCCGCAATAGAAGGATGCACTTCTCTAAGGGCAACCACGACTTCCTTACCGAAACCTTTAAAGACGCCGGGTATTCCATAATAGAGCGGGGCAAACACTCAAATGGAGAAAAGTACTTTTCTGTACACCCAACCATTGAGTCACACCTTAACTTTGACCTTCCGTACCGAATTCCAAACAATTATCTCTTAGCTTCTGCAGAGCAACGATTGGAACTGCTCAAAGGTATTTTGTGCGCCAAACCCAAATCCTACTCCAAGAAAACCGGTCTATTCCGATTTACTAACGGGCATCTACCAATTGTCCAACAGATACAAGCGCTAGTGGAATCATTAGGACATAAAACAACCTTGGAAATAAATGAACAGCGTAAAAGCTATATACTTATTTTCAGATCTAAGTTACAATTAGTAAATAACCAAATACCACACCCAAAGCCTTTAGTACACCAAGGACGTAGGTACATCAAAGCAATTTCCAAGTTGCCGCCGCAATTGTGCGTTCACATTGAAACCGAAGGAGCTGATAATAGTTACCTGGTCGGAGAAGGATTCATAGCTGTATGTTAACCCCGCAACAAGAAAAGACCCTTACCAAATTTATTACTGAAAGGCAACACTGGCCTAAAGCACAGCTTGACGCCGCCGTTTGGCAGATTAAATGGAAGCTACAGGCACTGCCACACCAAAAGGAACCTGAGGATGGAGAGTATGACACATTTCTTATGCTTGCGGGCCGGGGGTCTGGCAAGACGCACACTGCGTCTCATTGGATTGGTATTCGCGCTTGGATCTTCGACAACACTCGCTGGCTTGTCACCGCCCCAACCTCTAATGATATCCGTGCAACTTGCTTTGAAGGAGACTCCGGTCTTCTCAATATCATACCCGCGTCACTTATACGAGATTACAACAAGTCCCTCTTTGAAATTACCCTTATCAACGGAAGCCTCATTCAAGGAATCCCAGCTTCAGAACCAGAACGGTATCGTGGTAAACAATACCATGGAGCTTGGTTTGACGAGTTGTGTGCCTTCGATTATATTGACGCAGCATACGACGGAGTACAGTTCACATTGCGTCTTAGAGACCCTCGCCTTCCAAGGGTCCAGCAAATCATTACCACCACCCCCAAGCCAAAAGAGCTCATTGTTGACCTCAACGAAGGTAAAGTCGGTGGTGACGTCTACGTTGCAAACGCATCCTCGTATGACAATCGGGCGAACCTCTCCGAGACATTTTTCAAACAGCTAGAAACCTACGACGGCACCGACATTGGTCGGCAAGAGATTTATGGTGAGATTCTTGATCCGGAGCAAGCAGGTATTATCAAACGCAAGATGTTTAAGCAATGGCCGGCTTCCAAGCCAACACCAAACCTAGAATACGTTATTGCTTCCTATGACCCTGCTACCTCAGAAAAAACACACAACGACCCAACAGCTTGCACAGTGTGGGGTATCTTTGAAAACACCGACGTGGGAACTTGTGCCATTCTATTGGATGCTTGGGACCAGCATTTATCCTACCCAGAACTTCGCCGCAAAGTAATTGAAGATTTTAAAGAAGTTGTATACGGGGCAGACAATACATTCGGTAAAGGCCGTAAAGCAGACCTTATCCTCATGGAAGATAAGTCAGCAGGTATCTCCCTTATCCAAGAGCTACAGGGCTCTGGGGTGCCTGTAAGAGCCTACAATCCTGGCAGGGCTGATAAAGTACAGCGTCTTAATATCGTAGCCCCCTTGGTATCAAAAGGTAAAATCTACATTCCAGAAGACGCCAAAATCAAAGGCGAGTTTGCAGACTGGGCCAAACGTTTCCTGCGCCAAGTCTGTTCATTCCCAGAAATGGGTGGCCATGATGACTATGTTGACTCACTATCCCAAGCCCTGCGAGTCCTGCGTGATTCTGGCTGGATTAGGTTAGATCCACTCCCAGCCCGCGATTATGACTATGCTGACGAGGACCCACGTAAAAGAACTGCAAATCCATACGCCCAATAAGGGGCGGATTCCCCCTATTTTTTGCATTAGTATGAATAGGAACATATATCCACCAAATTAATAGAAATTATGGCACAACCACAATTACCGATTCAACAAGGCAGTAACTTGCTAAATTTAGACGCCGAAGATAACCTTCACGAAAAAGAAGGTCAAGACGACGAGATGGATGCGTACGCCGAACAATTTGATTTGGACGACGACGAAGTTGAACAAGAAGTCATTGAACTGGATGACGGTTCCGTAGTAGTTAACTTTAAAGAAACACAAGGCCCGCAAAAAAATCCCGAGTTCTATACAAACTTGGCAGAAGAATTTGATGAGCAAACTTTAAATTCCCTTGCCAACGAATATTTGGACTTGATTGATGTTGATACAGAATCGCGGTCCCAAAGGGATAAACAGTACGAAGAAGGACTTCGTAGGACCGGCCTTGGTAAGGACGCTCCTGGTGGTGCTACTTTCGACGGTGCTTCTAAAGTTGTGCATCCCGTCATGGCCGAGGCTTGCGTTGACTTCGCAGCTTCCTCGTCAAAAGAACTATTACCGCCCGACGGACTTGTCAAATCGAACATCAAAGGCGATGCCGACAAACGAAAAGAAGATACAGCCGATCGTAAAGTAACTTTTATGAACTGGCAGCTCACTGAGCAAATTCCAGAATACCGTGACGAGATGGAGCAGCTGCTGACCCAGCTCCCACTCGGCGGTTCCCAATTCCTTAAATGGCGCTATGACGATGAACAACGTCGTCCAACATGCGAATGGGTGCCGATTGATAACATTTTATTACCTTGGTCATCAACAAACTTCTACACAGCTCAACGTGTAACTGAAGTACAAGACATTACTGAAGATACTTTCCTACAGCGAGTTGAGTCCGGTATTTACCGTGATATTGATTCTGATTACTCTTCAGATGCCCCGCTTAACGACCAAACCAGATCACAAAAAGCCAACGACAAAATCGAAGGTAAAGATCTACCGTCCAAAAACATTGACGGCCTGCGCCGAATCTATGAAATTACATGTTTCATGCGCATGGAAGAAGATCCAGAAACAGAAGGCAAACGTGCCCCATATATTTTAACAATTGACGAAACTACTTCTAAGGTTCTGTCACTCTACCGTAACTGGGAAGCCGGCGATGAAAAACTTGAGAAGCTGGATTGGTTCGTGGAGTTCAAATTTATCCCATGGCGTGGAGCTTACGCTATCGGACTGCCTCATCTTATTGGCGGTCTCTCCGCTGCTCTTACTGGCTCTTTGCGCGCTCTGCTTGATGCTGCTCATATCAACAACAGCCAGACAATGCTTAAACTTAAAGGTGGACGAATTGGTGGGCAGTCAGACCGAATCGAACCAACCCAAGTAGTAGAAATTGAAGGCGCACCTGGTGTTGATGATGTACGTAAGATCGCAATGCCAATGCCGTTTAATCCACCATCAAGCGTTCTTTATGATTTGCTTGGTTGGTTAACTGCTGCAGCTAAAGGTGTAGTAACAACAGCAGAAGAAAAGATTGGTGAAGCTAACAACCAAATGCCTGTGGGCACAACCCAAGCTCTTATTGAGCAAGGTGCTAAAGTATTCTCTAGCATCCATGGCCGTTTACACCGTTCACAAGCTAAATCTCTTAAAATCGTTTCACGTATCAATCATTGGTACTTGGATGAAATGGACAATCAGTCCGGCGAAGAGATTGAAGTTCGGGACTTTGCTTACAACTCAGATGTACGCCCAGTATCAGATCCTAACATTTTCTCTGAGACCCAGCGTCTTGCTCAGAACCAAGCACTTTTACAAATGGCGTCTACTGCGCCCCCAGGAATGTTTAACCTTCGTGCGGTTTACTCACGAATTTTAGGACAGCTTAAAATTCCAGCGGTTGGAGAAGTATTACCAAACCCACAAGGTGTGGTTGAATCTAATCCAGCATTGGAAAACGTATCAATGACAATGGGGCAAGCAGCTGCTGCGTTCCCAGACCAAGATCATATTTCCCACATTCAAGTTCACTTAGAATACGCAAACAATCCTGCCTACGGTGGTAACCCAGTTATTGGGCCTATGTTCTCCCCACACGCTTTAGAACATATTAAGCAGCATTTAACATTGCACTATTTGCAAGAAATGCGTGGCTATGTAGCAAAAGCTAGCAACGGCAAAGACAAATTTGAGTTGCATAAAGAAAGACCACTTGACGGCGATGCACAAAAAGCAATTGCATTGGCGTCACGTATGGTAGATAACGACGCCAAAACCAATTTAGCTCCGTATATCCAGCAAATTCAAGCTCTGGCTCAGAAAGTTGCTCAAGCTCAACAGGCTCAACAGCAATCTGCAATGATGTCTGACCCAACTGCTGCGGTTATTATGCAAACACAGATGGCAGAAACAAAACGTAAAGCTGCAGAAGCTCAGACTCAGCAACAATTTGAAACACAGAAACAGCAACAAAACTATCAACTGGAAATCGCTCAACTTCAGCAAAAAGTTCAAGAACTTCAAGCTAAGTACGGTACTCAAACTAGCATTGATAACCAACGTAATGCTACAGACATTGCTATGGCTAACATCAATAACTCTGCTAAAGAGCGTATTGCCTTGATTAATGCAAAATCGCAAATGAGCCAACAGCAAATTGCTCTTGATGCAGCACAAAATCAGTCTGCGCAAGAAGCCATTCAAACTTCAGAGGCAGACATACGTCAGCACGGTTTAGCTGTACAGCAACAACAGTTTGAACAACAGTCTCAGCAAGTTCAAAACCAGATTGAAGCTCAAAAAGCACAGCAAGATCAACAGCAACAAGCCCAAGCCCACCAGCAACAGGTAGCTCAGCAAGACCAACAGCACCAACAAGGCTTGCAACAAGCTGACCAACAGCATCAACAAGCAATACAACAGGCTCAACAGCAGCATGAGCAACAACTACAACAGCAACAAGAACAACAAGCAGCAGCCCCACAACCCCCACAAGGACAATAATGGCAACTAAAAAACAAGACGGCGGCGAATTAGGCTTCCGCAAATCATACAAAATGACTGGTACCCCTGGCTATGCTGGTGGTCCTGGTGAAACAACCATCGACAAAGGTAATTCAGGCTCCAAACGCGCTAATAATGCCGTTCTTAATGGCAACAAAATGGCCAAAGACAGCAAAGTTGGTCAAAGTAAGAACCTTAAAGATATTAAAGGCGGAAACTTTTATTGATTTAAGGGCGGATTTTTCGCCTTTATTGCATTAGTAAGAGTATGAAAGACTTTATCAGTGAAATTATTTCTCGCATGAGAAATGAAAAGCAAAAAATCGCAGAAGCTGTCACTGCGGGTCATAATGTAAACAATTTTGAGGACTACCAACGCTTAGTTGGCCGTGCCGAGGGGTTTCAAGCAGTTTTGGACATTATTGACGAACTTTTGACGGAAGACGACGAATCGTAAGATTCAGAAAGGGATTGCCGAATGGCGATTGATTTTAATAGTAGGGAAGAACCAGATTTACGCTCAGAATTAGAGTGTTTTCCTGAAGTAGACCCCGGTGTAGAGATTCTTGGCGACCGAGTACTGGTGCAATTGCGCAGGGAAAAGACAACAAGTAAAGGCGGTATCATTCTTGTGGATGAAACCAAGCAAACTCTTCGTTATAACGAGACAGTAGCTAAAGTACGTGGAATTGGCCCCTTAGCATATAAGAGTCCAGACGATTTAACACCTTGGCCGGAAGGCAATTGGTGTAATGTTGGCGATTTAGTTCGCACCATCAAGTACGGCGGCGATCGATTCGTAGTGCAACCTGAAGATGATGGCGCGGCTGTGGTGTTTATTACACTGCAAGCGCGTGAAGTGATCTCCAAGATCAAATCGTTTGAAGCAGCACAAAAAATGAAAGCGTTTGTTGATTAATAACTTTGTAGAAAGTATGTATGGCAGATAATGATAAAGATGTTCCTATTAAGGAACGGGAAGATGGCACAGTGCTCGCCAAATTGGAGGTCCCAGATGAAGTAGAGGACCAAGAAGAGCCTAGACACAAAAAAGAAGAACACGAAGATAACGAAGACGGCGACCATGAAGAAGATGGCGGCGACGACGAAATGGACGCAGCAGAGACTGACGAAGAACGCGAGTCAATTCGTGAAGCTCGTCGTGAAGAGCGAAGACTCAAAAAAGAGTTAAAGAAACAGCGCGATCTTTCTTCAAAGAATAAGATTAATGCACTTGAGCGTCGAAATGCAGAACTTGCAGAACGCTTAGCTAAGGTTGAAAACACAGCATCATCTTACGAGTTTGCACAACTAGACAAGGCTATCGAAGACGAAGCCACTCGTGTTGAGTACGCTAAGATGAAAATGCTTCAAGCAGCTCAAGCTAATGATGCAGTAAGTCAAATGGAATACTTAGAACAGTTAACAGACGCTAAACAACGTCTTAACCAAGCTCAGCATTACAAAAAACAGCAAGTGGACCAAGCACAGTCACCAAAACAGAATGTGCCAAACCCAATCGCAACAGAAGTTCAACAAAATGCCACAAAATGGCTTAAAAAGAACTCTTGGTATGATCCACAAGCTAGAGATACAGATAGTAGAATTGCCAAAGTAGTTGACCAAGAGCTCGTAACCGATGGTTGGGATCCAAGTGATCCTGAGTATTGGGAGGAGCTAGATAATCGTTTGCAGTCCCGTTTACCACACCGCTACACCAGTAAAGGTAGTAAAGAAGGTAGGCGCTCTTCAGGCCCAACAGCCTCAAGCAGATCATCTAATGCAACAGCGCAAAAGCCTGGCACAATCACATTAAGCCGTGAACGTGTACAAGCAATTAAAGACGCAGGCGCATGGGATAATACAGAAAAACGAAACAAAATGATCCGAGCTTATGCTTCGTATGATCGTCAAAATAAAGGTTAATTAAAATGGCAACGAACCCAAGAATTAAACGTGACTTAGAAGACCGTCTTTTAGACCGAGTCGAAGAAACGAAAGAACGGATCGCTAATGACGATCCAGAAACATTATCCAAGAAGGAGCGTGTAGCTGCGTTTCGTGATAAGTGGCAAAACTCGGCTTTGCCGGATTTGCCAAACGGAGTCCTTCCCGGATTCCACTTGTGCTGGTTATCAACAACCAACACGTATGACAGTATCGACAAACGCATAGCGTTGGGTTATGAACCAGTTAAAGCCTCGGATTTAGGTAAAGGCTTTGAAGGACTAGGTAAAATGAGCTCGGGCAAGTTTGAAGGCTGTATTAGTTGTAATGAAATGGTTCTCTTCAAGTTACCAGAAGAAATCTATCAAGAAGTGATGAAAATGTTGCATCTTGAGGATCCCCTCGAGCATCAACGTAATATTACCGCAAACGTTCGGAGCTCTGCTCAAGAAGGTAAAGGTGGTAGATCAATTCTTGAAGGTGGTATTTTGGAAATGGAAAAGGAAGCCGCAAAAGCAAACGCTAATGTTCGCTTTTAATATCAATCTTCAAAAATAACAAAGGAAAATAAATGTCTTCAACATTTCAACCCTTTGGTCTGAAGCCTGCGTATCACCCAAGTGGTTTAGATCGTGCAGTACCGTTCGCCGGTACTAACAGCTATGTCACTGGTGTTTCAGGTTACAGTGCTCCTTACAGTTTGAGTTCTGGCCAGTCTTTCTGGCAGTATCAACCTTTAGCGATTACTTCTTCTGGCCAATTGACTATCGCCAACCAAACCGCATCAAGCGGTAAAGTTTATGGCGTATTTGACGGCGTAGAGTACACCAACTCTGACGGTCGTCGTTCAGTAGCTAAATATGCTTCTAAATTGACACTTGATGCTTCTACAAATATCGTTTTCTGGATCTTCGCTGACCCAGCAATCGTATACGAAGCTCAAATCAACGGCTCAGCAACAGCTTCTGCCATCGGTACTGAATACAATTTCGACACAACAACTAACTATACTACTGCTGATGGCTATGCTATCGGTAACGGTGGTGCTGGTTTCTCTACTACTGCATTGCTTGCAACTGCTGTTGGTAGTACAAACCAAGGTCAAGTTCGCGTAGTTGGATTGGGACGTGAAGTAGCATACCCAGCTGGTAATACCAATGCTTGGGGCGATGCCTACACAATCGTTCAGGTTCAGATCTGCAACAACCAGTTCGCCGCTCCGTCGACGTCCGTTTAATTAATACGAAAGGATAAGCAATGGCAACCCCAATGCGTAGTACCGACTTTCGTGCGGTAGTCGAACCGATTATCAACGAAGTCTTTGATGGCGTTTATGAACAACGCGCCGACGAGTGGAAGGGATTTGTAGAAGAGATCCAAGGTATTCCACGTAACTACCACGAAGAAGTAATGCTTTATGGTATGAACGCAGCTCCTGCAATGCCTGACGGCACTCCAGTTAGCTACGATCAAGGTGGTACTTTGTACATCACCCGTTTCATCTACCAAATCTATGGCTTGGCATACGCCTTGACCAAAGTTTTGATGGAAGACGGCGATCACATCCGTATCGGCTCAACTTTCGCTAAACACTTGGCGCAGTCAATGATTGAAACTAAAGAAACATTATGTGCAAACATTTTGAACTTTGCTTTCACTCCTGGCTACATCGGTGGCGATGGCGTAACTTTGATCAACGCTGCTCACCCAATCGCTAACGGCGGTTCTTACTCTAACCAGTTATCTACAGCTGCTTCTTTGAGCCAAACTTCTGTTGAACAGATGTTGATTCAAATTCGCTCTGCTGTTGACAACAACGGTAAGCGTATTCGTCTGAAAGCTGAACAGTTAGTAGTTCCACCTGCACTCGAGTTCCAATCAGAAGTAATTCTGAAGTCTGTTCTCCGTTCAGGAACTGCTGACAACGATTTGAACCCAATCAAATCAACAGGCATGTTGCCTAAAGGCACACACGTGGTTACACGTTTGTCCTCTAGCAAAGCCTGGTGGGTTCAGACTGATGCTGAAAATGGTCTCATGCTCGTTAACCGCCGTAACATGGAGAAATCCATGGAAGGCGATTTCGAAACTGATTCTATGCGTTATAAGGCCACTGAGCGTTATGCTACAGGTTGGCACGATGCGCGTAACATTTTTGGAACAGCTGGTTTGTAATAAAACCACTAGCAATAACAAAAAAGCCACCCACAAGGTGGCTTTTTTGCATTTTAGGGCGGAATTAGTCTGTTTTTTGCATTAGTAGGTATAGGAAGAATCATCCCATTCTGACCACCGAACTTCCCGGTGAGACGACTCAGAGACAGCTTGGGATACCCACTGAGATTAAGGAAATATCATGTCATCAACATTTACAACTCCATTACGCATTTTTAAGCGTAACAACCCAACAAACAACGGCGTAATCGCTCCAGATAACACTGGTGCAGCTCGCTGCTCACAACAGAGCTTTATTGCTCCTGTTGCTGCCACAACCTCTGGCGCTGTAGTTCTTCCAACTTATGATATCGGTTCAACAACTGCTACTCCATTTGTGTTGCCAGCCGGTTCCATCATTGAAAACGTTAAGTTTTATGAAACAACTATCCCTTCAGCTTTGACTGGTGGTGTAGTTACTGTTAATTTGCTCGTAACTAACCCATCAACTGGCGCTGTTACAACTACAGCTATTGGCACAATTACTCCAACAGCAACTAACGGTGGTGTTATCTCTATTGCTTTTGCTACTACTGCAGCTGCTACAGCTCTGTTAGCTAACATTGGTCCTTTGGATGCAACATTGCAATTTAGCCAAGCTACTGTTAGTGCTTTAACTGGTTCTTTAGCCGGCACATTCACTGCTGAGTACACAGCCCGTAACACTGACGGTTCTACAACTGCATACGGTTCTGGCTACACAAACTCGTAATTAATTGCCTAGGGGGCTACGGCCCCCTACTTCAACATTAAAGGAAATTAATTATGTCTAATTTAGTAACAAACCTTCAAGCAACACCATACGCAATTGAGTCGGTAACTAAAGTCGGGGCCTATGAGCCTTTTGACCTTCAAGTTGCTCGTACTCAAATTATGGGCCACAGCACCGTAAATATTTATGGTTACCAAACCTCTGTAACAACATCAGTTATTCCTTTATGGGAAAACGCAACGACTTATACATACCCAAGTTCTGCTATTACTATGAATTTAGCAGGTACTTCTGGTGATACTGCTAAAATTACCATTGTTGGATTAGATGCAAATTATTTGCAAATATCTGAAACACTAACATTAAGCGGCGCGACTGCTGTACCAACAGTAAACAAATATTTCCGAATTAATAGCATGTTTGTAACTTCTGGTAGCGCATCAAACCCATCTGGTGCAGTTACATTAAAAGATGTAACAAATACTACAACATACGCACAGATTAATACTGGTATTGGTAGAACCCAAATGGCTATTTACACTGTACCAGCTGGCTATACTTTGTATTTAAGTCGAGTTAACGCGTATACTTCGTTCAATGGCAACAATGCCAACTATGTAACGTACAGAAATCAAAGCGTCTCTTCATCTGGTGTAGTGTCCGTAACACAACAATCTCCGTTTACCCAGTTCTATGCAGCACAGCGTGTAATGCCCCGTCCTTTTACTGAAAAAACAGATCTTCAAATTCAATTTTCGACAAGTACTGGTACAGCTGCTATTAGTGTTGCAGTTGAATGTTTCTTGATTCAAAACGACGGCCAAGCACTACCTTCAGCTCTATAAGGCAGTTAAATGCCTGTCTACATTGACACCCGTGGTAACTCTGTCCTATCTGTAGCGGTCTGTGACCGCTGCAATAGGAAGTTTGGCTACACAGAACTTATGCCCGACCCCAATTTTCCGGGGATGCGGGTGTGTAAGGACGACCTAGATAACTTTGACCCCTGGCGTCTTCCAGCACTACAAACTGAAAACATTGCTCTTCGCTTTCCCCGCCCCGATGTAGACATTGCTACCGGCCCAATCGGCGGCAATCAAATTATGACAGAGAACGGTTTTACTAACGATAACTCTATGTTTATTGAGGGCACCAATGGCACATACGCCAATAATACTGGTGATCTAAACAAAAATAGTAACATTGTTCCATCACCAATGACGCTTAACCCATACATTTACAATGTTACTCCAAACATTGGTTCAAAAGTTGGGGGGACTTCAGTAGTCATCACAGGCGCAAACTTTACGGATGTTTTTACTATAAAATTTGGTGGTACTGTCGCGATATTTACTTTAGTTAATTCCACAGAAATTACAGCAATTGTTCCTGCACATCCTGTTACTGGTCTAGTTGACGTAACAGCAATGTCCCCATTTGGAAACGGCATCTCTCACGGCGCCTTTACTTACACAGCATAATACATGGCCGATCAGTCAATAACACAGTTACCAATTGCTACCCCGCTAACGGGTGACGAGCAGGTACCCATTGTACAACGTGGTGTAACAAAACAGGCGTCTGTTTCGCAGATCGCTAATGCTGCCTCGCCGGGTAAACTGATCACAAACATCGTTTACAATCCATCAAACGGTGATTTAATTATTTATTACAGCGACGGCTCAACAGAAGTCGTCGGCCCAGTATCCGGCTGGTCTGGTTATAGTGGTTTTTCTGGCATCTCAGGATATAGTGGTAAATCGGGCTACAGTGGTTCGGGTATCTCAGGCTACAGCGGCTTTTCCGGTATCTCAGGCTACAACGGCTTTTCTGGTGTCTCAGGCTACAGCGGCTTTTCTGGTGTCTCAGGCTATAGCGGCTTTTCTGGTTTTAGTGGAGCTTCAGGGCTAAGCGGTTTTTCTGGAATTTCAGGCTATTCTGGGTTTAGTGGTATTTCTGGATATTCTGGATACTCAGGTTTTTCTGGGGTTTCTGGATATTCTGGCTATTCAGGTTTTAGTGGCTTTTCCGGAATATCTGGCTATAGCGGCCAATCTGGAATATCTGGCTTTTCCGGAATATCTGGCTACAGCGGTTTTAGCGGAATATCTGGCTACAGTGGTTTTAGCGGAATATCTGGCTACAGTGGTTCTGGCTTATCTGGTTATAGCGGTTTTAGCGGTATTTCTGGATACAGCGGTTTTAGCGGTTTTTCTGGTTGGTCCGGTATCTCCGGTTGGTCTGGATATTCAGGATACAGCGGAATTTCTGGTTGGTCTGGAATAAGTGGCTTTAGCGGCTATAGTGGCTACAGCGGTTGGTCGGGGATAAGTGGCTACAGTGGTTCTGGCTTATCTGGATATAGTGGCATATCTGGATACAGTGGTATAAGCGGCTATAGCGGCCTATCAGGCTCCAGTGGAACATCGGGCTATAGTGGGTATTCCGGATCGGGTATAAGCGGCTACAGCGGCTTCTCTGGAGCTCCGGGAACCTCAATTAATATTAAAGGATCTGTAGCTACCCCTGCAGATCTACCATTGGTAGGAAATCTACCAAACGACGCATATATTGTAGACTCTAACGGCGATCTGTACGTATGGACTGGATTAGTTTGGAACAACGTTGGCGAAATAGTTGGCCCAACAGGCGCAAGCGGATTTAGCGGCTTTTCTGGTTATAGTGGCACGTCTGGTTACAGTGGCGTATCTGGTTTTAGTGGCATTTCTGGATACAGCGGATCCGGCATCTCTGGATATAGTGGATCTGGTATTTCTGGCTACAGTGGTTTTTCTGGTATCTCTGGCTGGTCTGGATTTTCTGGATACAGCGGTATCTCGGGATGGTCTGGAATAAGCGGCTATAGTGGCTTTTCTGGTATTTCTGGTTGGTCTGGTATCTCCGGATATTCTGGGTACAGCGGCCAAAACGGTACAACTGGTGCATCAGGATATAGTGGATTTAGTGGATATAGCGGTCAAAATGGTTCAACAGGCGTCTCTGGTTACAGCGGGTACAGCGGTATAAATGGCGCCACTGGTGCAACAGGTACATCAGGTTACAGCGGATACAGTGGCCAAAATGGTGCAACAGGAACATCTGGCTTCTCTGGCTACAGCGGTAGCAACGGATCAACAGGAACTTCTGGCTATTCTGGATACTCAGGATTCAGCGGCATTAATGGCTCAACTGGCGCAACGGGCACATCCGGTTATTCTGGTTACAGCGGAACAAATGGTACTAATGGCGCATCTGGCTTCTCTGGATATAGTGGAACAAACGGTTCTAATGGTACATCTGGCTTCTCTGGATATAGTGGAACAAACGGTTCTAATGGTACATCTGGCTTCTCTGGCTACAGCGGTAGCAACGGATCAACAGGAACTTCTGGCTATTCTGGATACTCAGGATTCAGCGGCATTAATGGCTCAACTGGCGCAACGGGCACATCCGGTTATTCTGGATATAGTGGCGCAACTGGCCCAACAGTGTATCCGGGGGCTGGCGTTGCCGTATCAACAGGTTCGGCATGGACAACCTCACTCGGGTATTCTGCATCTAGTGGTGCAAATACATTAGTTCAACGCGATGCAAGCGGCTATGTATTTAATAGTTATTTTAATACAAGTAGCGGCGGTGCAGAAAGAAACGCATCTGGCATGGGTTATTTTGCTGGATTTAATTCTAGCGATTACTACATTCGTAGTTACACCCCGGCGGCAGTAGCCGCAGCTATTAGCGGTCAGACAATGAATATTGCTGGCTCATCTACTTCATGCTCTGGTAATTCCGCAACAGTATCGTCTATTACTGGCAACACTGGTTTAATGGTTGATAGGCTAACTCCAACTGCTTCTATTGATGGTTTAACTACTGGAAATTTTAGAAGCACATACTTTGGCACAACAACAAATGCCGCCGCAATAGCGACTACTAGATGGAACAGTACACCAGCGCCATTTTCTGGTTTGGGTTCATACGGAACTTCTATTGGCTGGGGGGCATCCGATACTCAAGGTTTTATTGCTGTTAACTATTCAAGTGCAGGAGCAAAAATTGGCGGTGGAAATGGAAACAATATAAATTGGACTGCTGATTTAATAACATCTGCAAACATTGGTTCACAGTCTGTAAACTATGCAACAGCAGCTTCTTATGCGGCATATCTAACAGGCGCACCAGCGTACACCAATAATTCCGATGGATGGTGGCGTTCTAATGGCGTTGCTGGACTTTATTTTGCTTCTTATGGCCGCGGTGTGCAGCCACCCGATGGAAATGTGAGTTATGGTAGTGCTTGTGTATATGGTCCCGGCTTAAATGGCTGGCAGGGTTGGTCTGTAAATACAAATAATAACTGTATTTTTATGTCCAATGGCGGTACGCACGGTTTTTATAGTCCAGCGGGCGGTATTTGGCTGATGAATATGGATACCAGCGGCAACACTACATTTAACGGAAACGTTACCGCTTATTCTGATTTACGATTAAAAGAAAACGTCCGTGAAATTGACAATGTTGTTGAGCGTCGTGACACCTTAGCAGCAGGCGCAATTAAGTATGAACGAGATGGGCGCACACGAATTGGT